GCAGCGATAACCCGGACAAGGCTCGCTATCCAGACGAGGAAGTCTCTGCCGCCTCAATGGATGAGGTGCCAATCATGGGTCGCGTGATCTGGCGCGGCGGTGCGCTCGGCTGACATAGCCGCAAACCCCTCTATTCCGCCCATTCCAGCCAATGTCCTGTCCTTGGCCCGTCCTAGGCCATGTCGAGCCCGGCTGATTCCTGATTCCTGATTCCTGATTCCTGATTCCTGATTCCTGATTCCCTCAATAGGGCCTCGGCGGAGCCTCGGGGCGGATTTCGTTCGCCTACTCGAAAAAAATTAGCTATTGCCTATTGCACAAGATTAGGCATTGGCTTATTGTTCACCCATCGACGCAGCAGTACCGCGTCAGGGCCTCGAAAGGGGCCTCGGGTGATCCCGGAACGCTCTTTACACAACTTGGGAACATCGCGGCGGGGTCTGCTTCGGCATACAGCGCGATCAACAAATTCCCCGCCCCATGCCAGCTCTGGAACTGGCCGTGGCTCCACATGCAGCCACGCGAAGTTGCGCAGCCACCCGATGCGACGCCAGTAGCGGCAGAGGGCAGAGAGATGACTCCGGTAGACGCGCAACGAGAGAGGTAATTCGGGATTTCCGAATTATCAGCCAAGCCCACCGTGGCAAGTAACGGAGGCCAGAAACACGCAAGACCGATGAATTACTGGAGCCACTTCTTGCGAGGTGGCTCTGGAATCAACCGGGAGGAATGAAGATGGCTCAGTTCAACATCGACTCACACCTGAGTGACGGAAAGAAGCTCAAATGGTTGGCCATTGCAGATGAAGGCGAAAGCCTGCAATCGGTAGCCGATCAGGTGAAGCGTGCGGCGGGCAATAAGTTCGGGCCTGCCGTGATGCTGAACCGCTGGAGCGTAATGCGAGCCAGCAACGGCTGCATCACTGTGACGATGAACGCCTAGCCACCCCCCCCCCGCAGCTTGTCGACAGGCTGCAGCGGGGATTAACAGAATGGAGAGAGAGATGAGGACATACGTTGTTTGGTGCCCTTACCTGGGCCAGGAGCAGGAAGACGGCGCGACGATCACGGCGACTGACCCCGCCGATGCGGCAGAAGGGTGGGCGGAATGGCACGACCGCAGCAGTGCAGAATATCGGATTGCCAGCGGGCGCGAGGAGATCGTGATAGTCCGCGACGTGGATACCGGCGAGCAGCGCGAATGGATTGTGCGCGGCGAGGCGATGCCGTACTACACGGCGCAGCCTGGGGAGTCCGCGACGATCCGGGCGCAGGTGGCGCCGGGCCGGTGGGAGGATGTACCTAGACGTAGCGAGGCAAACAAATGAAATGGCAGCCGATTGAGACTGCACCCACAGACGGCACACGCATCTTGCTACGCGGCAGGAACGGCAGGATTGCTGATGGACACTATGGGCAGCCGGATGGGTTTGCAAACCCTAAGCGGTTTGTTTGGCCGTACATCAATGCAACCCCGACACACTGGGCTCCGCTCGCGTTGATTGCTGCCGCGCCTGGTCTGCTCGAAGCACTTGAGATGATCGTGGCGGAGGCGGATAGCTACACAGCCAGGACCGGAAAGCCAGTTTACAACTGGCTCGATCAGGCCCGCGCAGCCATAGCCAAGGCCCGCGGCACGCCATGCTAACCGGCCCCGAAGTCCTGATCCTCTGCGCCATCCTCGCAGCGCTGTACATGTTGGATTGGTGGAGAAGGAATTGGAAAGGAGAGGAATGATGGGACTTGATATCACTGCACATCGCAAGCTGACAAAACTGGATGCCGTATTCGATTCGGATGGCGAGCCAATCGACCCGGTTACGCGCGAACCGCTTGAGTACGCTTTCAAAGCGTACCTGAACCCTGATTTCCCTGGGCGCGCAGACGAGATCATCGACCGTGCTATATACACGTCTAGGGACAGCGTGGGGCTGCATGCTGGTAGCTATAGTGGATACAACCTCTGGCGCGAGCAGCTTGCAGAGCTTGCCGGATATATCCCTGAAGACTACGAGCAGTTCGGGCGAGCACGTAAAAGCTATTGCATGCCCTGCTGGAATGGTGCTGAAGGGCCATTCGCAGAGCTGATCAACTTCAGTGATTGTGAGGGTGTGATCGGCTCGTCGGTCAGCGCAAAGCTGGCGAAAGACTTTGCCGATTTCCAGCACAAAGCCGACGCGCACGAAGACGAACGCTTCCGCATGAAATATGCGGAGTGGAGATGTGCGTTTGAAATGGCAGCTGATCAGGGCGCAGTCGAGTTTCACTAATCACACGCCTGAGCCAGCCAGACCAGACCCTAACTGGCCTGTAATAACCGAGGGCGCCCGGTGCTGGTAGCGCCATGACCATCAGCTGGAGCCGATACGGCGTCACGGAAGACAACTCCTGCCTAGCGCCTGCCGGTAATCGGTAGCAGGCCGAATGGCTCACGTAACGAGCCTGCATCGGAGGGCGCCTTGAATCGTCCGTGCCCAATGTCGTTATCGGCAGGGCGTCCCCCGATGCAGTGGATTAGCCGCAATCGGTATATCCGAGGGAAAACCGGAAACGGATAAAAGCTGGACTTCGGCAGCCAGCCACACCTGCATCACCCCTTCCATCGCCCATCCGGGCACACCCACTAGATCGAAACGCTGCGCAGGACGCGGCATGGAGAAAGCTATGCCTGATTTCATCGTGATCAGCCTTAAGCACACATTCCGCCGCCACAAGGCGATCACGCTCTGGCGGCCTGACGACCGCGGATATTGCTGGCTACTGGAGCGGGCTGGTCGGTATCCAGAGTCGCAGGTGATGGAGCACCTTGGTTACTACAACAGCGGTAACGATGACATAGCAGTACCGCTAGAGCTGGTAGAGCGACTGGCCTGCGAGGTCGAGTACGACACCAAGGAGCTCGGAATCTGCCTGCCGAACAACGCTGACACATGGAAGCGCCTGCTAGAAGCAGTGATCCAGCCAACCAAGTACGAAGCCCGCCCTGAATATCGCGGCGCTCGCTACCGCAAAGCAGCCTAACCCCGCCCATCCGGGCAACCGAGGTATCCACCATGAAGCACTACGGACCCATAGGGCGCCGCGAACAGCCGTGCCCGGATGACAGCGCCTCACTCGAGGAAGCCATCCTCGACCAGCTAGACAACCTAGACCCCGACGTAATGCAGGCGTACGCCGAGTTCTGCGCAGAGCGCATGGAGGTGCCGGAGAAGCTGATAGCCGCCCTGATCCCCCTGCTCAACTACAAGCGGCGCTGGGAATCAGTACGCAGCCGCACAGACGAGGCGCTGGGCGATGCCTTGGACGAGATCGTCTACGCCATCGACAAGCAGCAAGCGGCATTCATCGAACACCACGCGGCGCAGTTGCGCAGCAAGGCCGAGCAGATCGAACAGAGCAAGCAGGAGGCGGCATGAGCAAGGAAGCAGTGCGTTATCTAGTGAAGGCCGGGAGCGAGTGCAGCGAAATGGTTTATGCCTCCGACTACGACGCCCTTCTCGCTGAGCGGGATCGGCTGAAGGAGGCGCTGGCAGCAATGCTTGAAATTCACGGCGTAACCCAGCGCTTCGCAGACACCCATATCGAAATACCTCAGTCGTGGGTAGATGTTTCTGACTTTGCCCGCGCCGCCCTATCGGGAGAATCCAATGCTGCATGACAAAGAGCACTACGACCTGATGGCAGCGTTCGAGCGCTGCCATTCCGGGCGCCTCGACAAAGAAGATAAGGCGCTTTGGCCGATGGGTGCCATCTATCAAGATGGGCGCGTCAACGACCTATTCCTGGCGTACCGGAACGGCTACGCATACGCAAAGGCCGACGCCCGCAGCGACATTCAGAACCTCGAAGCGGCACGCGACGGATACCGGGACGATGCGCGGGTGCTGCATGCTGCACTTGAGCGCATGGTCGCTATGTACGAGCACGAATTTGACCACGAAAACACGAGTAAATGGCGTCCGGACTGGTTGCGCGATGCGTTGTCGCGGACGAACGCCCTATCGGGAGCCCAGCCATGACTCGAATCACACGGCTACAAATCACCGCAGAGATTGACGGGGCTGTATGCCACATAAAATTTCCGGCCGAGTGCCAGGACGTTTTGATCCAGATGATCCAGTCGCTATCTGGCGGCTCGATTCAGGCTGTAAAGCTGCCTGAGTCATTCAGGTTTGTAACTCTTGGCGAGGCCCTGCAAGGAGAGCAGCCATGAGCATCCAACTCAAGGAGCTGGCCGGCGCCTTCCTGCTGTATTGCGGAGTGGCGCCGTTCTTGGCGCTGCTTGGTTACGTTGCGCTGATAGGGGGTGTGTGATGGAGGCCGATGAAGCGCTGCTCGGGCTGCTCTACTCGTGCGCAGCCTGCGGTCTGTTCTTTTCAGCACTAGCAGAGTGGGTGATGTGATGGCGAGCTCGTATCAACGCGCCAAGCGCCTAGCGTTCTGGAAATTCTACGGCTACGGCCTGGCAGTGTTCTCGCTGCTGGCTGTGATTAGCGGACTGGCAGGGAGGATTGCACCGTGAGCCACGAATTCAAGCCGGGCGACCTGGCGCTGATAGTTTCCGTAAGCCGGCCAGAGTTCTCTAATAACCTTGGCCGTGTCGTTGAGGTTATAGAGATCGATCCTGCGGACGAACTATATGACGTTCGGATTTCTGCGGAAGGTCTCGTTTGCGGGAGCCGTTTAGTCTCCGAACGCTTCATCGATAACAACGCATGGGCGCACCACTCGTGGCTAATGCCCCTTCGTGGCGACTTCCAGCCCGAGCGCCAGAAATCGCAGGAGGTGCCTGCATGAACCGCACCCTCCCCCTCCCCGACACCGGCCCGCACGACGACACCCCATCAGGCCACAGCTTCGCAGCTGCTTGGTGGACCCTTACCGGGTTCGGCGTCCTTTCCGCAACGCTCGCTTTCGGCCTCATTGGTGAGGCGGCGATCTTTTACTTCTTCGGGTAACCGACCATGCAACCAACCACAGCACAGGTTCCGCCTGCTGTTGCGGCTCAACTCGACTGGATGACGCTCGGATCGTTTGATCCCGAGCGATTCCAGGGCGAGCAGCGCAGGCAGTACGAAGACGAGGCCGCACGCATAGAGCGGCAGTGGGATAACCAAGAGAGGTAACAATCATGTTCAAGAAAGCCAGCAGAGAGGATCGGTTAGCGCGGGCTCGCGCAGTCGACCCTGAAATATATGACCGCCTAATGGCTATGACCATAACCGGGTCGGGGCGCGACTGCTGGCCAACTAGGCGCTCCGTGAACAGCCAGGGCTACAGCAGGATCAAGATTCGCGGAAAGAACACTGGCTCTCATCGCGCAATGTTCGCGTTGTTCTACCCCGGAGTCGACGCGCCGGTTGTGCGCCACATGTGCAATCGACCGAACTGCATCAACCCTGCTCATCTCCGCGCCGGCACGCAGCTCGACAACGTGATGGACAGAGTTCTCGCCGGTCGCAACGGAAACCTCAAGGGCGAGGCAAACGGCCGGGCAAAGCTAGCGGCGGTAGAAGTTCGCGAGATTCAGGAAAGCAACGAGAGCGGTGCCGATCTTTCGCGCCGCTTTGGCATCAGCAAGGCAATGGCGTGCCGCATCAAGCGCGGCGCCGCTTGGAAGCACCTATAGGCAAGCGAGGCAAAATCATGGCAACCGTAACCCTAATCCTAGGCAAGTCAGGCAGCGGCAAGAGCGCATCGATGCGCAACCTTAACCCGGCTGACGTCGGGCTGATCCAGATCATCAAGAAGCCGCTCCCGTTCAATGGCGCGAGCAGCTGGAGGGTCAAGGTGACCGACCAGTGGAACCACATCATTCAGATCGCGCAGAAGGCTACGAGCAAGATCATCGTTATCGATGACTTCCAATACATGCTCGCCAACGAATTCATGCGGCGCAGCCAGGAACGCGGCTACGACAAATTCTCCGACATCGGCCGGCACACCTGGGACGTCTTCGACGCGCTGTTGAAGCTGCCGGATGACGTGCGTGTGTACATCCTCAGCCACACAGAGGAGACGGACACAGGCCAGACCAAGATGAAGACGATCGGCAAGATGCTGGACGACAAGATCACGCTCGAGGGGATGGTGACCATCGTTCTCCGCGCCGTCGTTCAAGACGGCCAGCACTTCTTCTGCACGCGCAATAGCGGCTCAGACACCACAAAGGCCCCGATGGGCATGTTTGACAACGACATGATCGACAACGATCTGGCTGCCGTCGACCAAGCCATCTGCGCCTACTACGACATTACCACCCAAAACCAGGCAGCCTAAGGAGGCAGCACATGGCACGTTCCTACGCACTCGATACCCAGGCAGCGAAAGAAGCCAACACAGGCGGAAAGCGCATCACAGAGACCGGCAAGTACATCGGCACGATCACGGCCGCTTTCTACGAGAAGAACCAGAAAGGCACCGAAAGCGTGAACATCATGTTTGTCAGCGACAACGGCCAAGAATGCGGCCCGCTGAACCTGTACACGCACAACGGCGACGGCAAAGAGCTGGCCGGCTACAAGGCGCTAAATGCGCTGATGACGTGCTGCCGGGTTAAGGCGCTGAACTTCAAGATGGAAGCGATCGACCTTTACGACTATGACGAGCAGAAAGTGCTCAGCAAGCAGAAAGAATGCGCCGTCGAGCTGAAAGGCAAGAAGATCGGCCTTGTGCTGCAGCAGGAGGAGTACCGCAAGGGCACTGGCGAAATTGGCGAGCGCATGGTTATTGCCGCGCCATTTGAAGCATCTACTGAGCTGATGGCCGTCGAGATCCTGAGTGGCGTGAAAGAAGCGCAGGCGCTGGGAAGCTATATGGTCTTCATCGGCAAGAACCCCGTTCGCAAGCTGCGCGACGGCCAGACTTCGCAGGCTGCACCGCAGGGAGCCCCGAACGGAGCCGATCAGTTCGACGATGATATCCCATTCTAAATCAATGACTTAGGTCGCTTCGGCGCCCTTTCTCATGGAGCACTGACATGAATTTGTACTTGGACATCGAGTCGATACCCGGCCAGTCGGCTGCGGTGCGCGAACTGATCGCGGAATCAGTCACTCATCCGGCCAGCATGAGCAAGCCGGAAACCATCGCCAAATGGAACGCAGAGTGTCGCGAGGCGGCTATTGAGCAGGCTTGGCGTAGGACCAGCTTCGACGGCGCGCTTGGCCACATCGCAGTGATTGGCTATGCCATCGAAGACGATGAGCCGGTGACGCTCTACCACGACGCCTACGGTACGCCAGAGGCTGAGCGCGACATGCTTGCCGGGTTCTTCGCGGCAGTCGATAGCGCGGGCGGCAGGATGCTTGCAGGTGGCACTCGAAGCGGCTCAACGCCGACTATCATCGGGCACAACGTGTTGGACTTCGATCTGCGCTTTATCTTCCAGCGAGCGGTGATGCTTGGCATTCGCCCGCCGCAGTGCCTGCCGTTCGACGCGAAGCCTTGGGACAAGACGGTATTCGACACCATGACCGCCTGGGCCGGCGCCCGTAGCCGCGTGAGCCTGGACAAGCTGTGCCGAGCCTTTGGTATCGCAGGCAAGGGTAGCGAGATCGGCGAAGAGATCGACGGAAGCCAGGTATGGGACTTTGTGAAGGCTGGCCGCATCGCTGACGTTGCCCGGTACTGCGCCGGCGACGTTGAACGAGTCCGCCAGATTCACCAGCGCCTGACCTTCCAGAACATCGCAGCCTGATCCACCCCGGGCGCCCCGCGCGCCCTCCTCCCCGGTACATACCCATGCTTATAGACAACCATGCCATAGCGCAGGGCGAGGCTCTGCGCGCGCAAATTGAGTCCGCCACGGCTGCATACCTGAACGCTGGCGGCAAGATCCAGCAGCTGCCGGACAGCATCGGCAAGCCAGCCCCCGTAAAACCGGCAATGTTCAACAACTCCTGCAATCCAGAGGCAGACGCCAAGAGCCGTGCGCGCGGAAGCCGCCGCTCTTCCGCCGTGAGCAGCCTGCCCCTTCGCAAGCGTGGCACTCCGCAGGCCAAGCAGAATGAGGCGCTGCGCGAGGTGTGGCCATGAGCAAGAAGCGCAAGCCATACAACCCGTTGAAGCGATTCATTCGAGAACGCAAGGCACTGCTGAGGCTACATCGGGTGGCCGTAGTCACCGTCGACCCATCCGGTCGGCAGGGCCTGATCGACTGGTCTACCCGCAACAACATCATCCCCGGCAGCTCAATCGCCGATGCCGTCTGCAATATCGCGCACCACTGGACGATCTACCTGGCTTGCTTCTGCATCGACGACAAGGGCGAGCGGTACATCAAGCCGCTGGAGATCGCGCCGGAGGGCATTTATGTGTCCGACGACCTGGCCGAGGTGATCCGCCACTACTACACCGAGCTGCGAGCCAGCTGCAATCCGCGCCACCTTGTCGGCTCTGGCTGGGTCGCGAACCCCTCGGGTAAGTCGCTGACCGAGCATGAGGCCACGATGATATTTGAGGCCGTCGGGGCGTGGAGTCAGAGCCAGGAAGTGGCGGCATGACTAGCCCGCTCAAAGGCCGGCGCCGACTGGTATACCGCCACTGGACGCCGGCAGAGGACGCAACTCTGGCGGAGCTGTACGCCACCAAGCCAATCACCGAGATAGCAGCCCTGATGGGGCGCGGCACCGGCTCGATACACAACCGCGTCTCGAAGCTCGGACTGACACGCCCGGATGAGTTCAAGGAAATCACCGGCTGCGGAAGATTCAAGCCTGGCCACCAGACATGGAATGCAGGCCGCAAGGGCTGGCAGGCAGGAGGCCGTGCAAAAGACACGCAGTTCAAGCTGGGTCACCGCCCATCGAACACCTGGCGCCCCATCGGAGCGGAGCGCACCGACAAGGGCGGCATCCTCTATCGCAAGGTGGCGGACACCGGCAACAAGCGCACCGATTGGCGCCCGGTCCACGTGATGTTGTGGGAAGAGCACAACGGCCCCGTGCCGGCTGGGCATTTCCTCGTCTTCAAGGACCGCAACCCCTCCAACATCGCCATCGACAACCTAGAACTGGTCACCCGTGCAGAGAACATGCGCCGCAACTCAATCGACCGCTATCCGCCCGAGTATCGCCAGGCAGCCATAACGCTTGGCTGGTTCAAGCGGAAGCTCAACAAACTGGAGCAGCACAATGAACAACCTCAGTGATCTGCGCGCCATCCTCGGCAAGACGATGGAGGGCGTGCTAGCCGGCACCTACTCGATTGAACAAGCAAAGGCTGTTGCCCAGGTCGCGGCCGAAGTGAATGCCACGGCGCGCCTTGAGGTGGACATGGCCCGCGCTACCGATGGTGACTTCCGAGGATCTGGCTTCATTGACGTCGAGCCCCGCATTGCGCCGCGCGAGCCGCTGCGGAGGATTGCTCCGTGACTGATCGCACCTACACCATCACCGTAACCGAGCGCCAGGCCGCAGAGCTGCAAGAGGCCTGCGAGCTACTGGCGCGGATCAAGATCGGTCAGATCGACCACGCCATTGAGCGGCTGCCGGGCTTCTACGACCGGCGCGACTGGGAGCAGGTCCACGCCACGCGGCACGAGATACAGCGCCTGGCGAACACGCTGATGCCGGAGGCCACGAAGCGCCGCGAGGATGGCATTGCGTGGGACTTGTATCAGGTCATCCGGCATCGCCTTTCATGGGATCGCGCACACGACCAAGGCGTCATCCAGCCCGGCGAGCCTCGCAAATGGCCCGAGATGATGGGCGTCTGCTACGACGAGCCACTGGCAATGAGCGGGCTGCCGCTGGCCACAATCAAGGAGCATGAGCAATGAACGACACACTGAAAGCAGCCGGGCGAATCGGCGCTGAGCTGGGGGCTGCGAAGGCTGAGGTTGAGCGGCTGCGCGGGTTGCTTGAAGCGGCGCTCTATTACGTCCCGTCGAACAAAACCGAGCTGCGCGCACTGATCGACGCCGCCATCGAACATTCGTGCAAAAACTGCGAAGGCGTGCAGCCAGAAAGCTGCATGTTCGCCAAACAGCCCGAGCCCACCGACACCTACACCGCCGTCGACATGGCCACAGCCGCAGCGCAGGGGTTCAGGGATGGGCAGGCGGCAGTAGAGCAAGCCCAGGCGCAGGATGAGCTATGGGCAGTCCATGCACAGGGGCCGGACGAACTGTACGCAGCATTCAGTCGAGAGGATGCCGAGCAGCACGCTGCCGCGCTGAACGCACTGCCGATGCCGGCAGGCATTCAGGTATCGGCGGTGGTCATCGCCTCGCCCTGGTCGGCCGCTGAGCACTGGAAGTACCTGGCAGAGCAGGAGCGCGAGCACGCAACGGATCTGAGGGCCATTGCCACCCGCCCCGCGCAGACCGAGCAGCCGGCAACCGTCAAGGATTCCTTGACGGTTCAGCCGATGGCATACGCCGTGTTCGCCGCAAACGGCAACGTGGCTTGCTTCTCGACTCAGCGCGACCATCCAAGCCTGGTGGCACTTGAAGCCGATGGGCATTCCGTCGTGTCGCTAGCCCCCATCGCGCAGACCGCCCCGCAAGGCAAGTTCCGCATGGGCGACCTCGTGAAGAAGTCCACCGGCAGCGAGTGGGAAGGCCGCGTGGTTGGCTGGTACTCGACCGAGCAGACGCCAGAGGGCTATGCAGTCGAGAGCAGCGCGCATCGCAACAGCGTGCAGATTTACCCCGCCAGGGCATTGGAGGCAGTGGAATGATCAAGGTATTGGTTGATCGGGAGCTGCTAGAGCAAACCGTAAAACATCTCGAATGGGATGGCGACGGATCACAAACGGTCATGCAGTACGCGCAGCAAGGCGACCGGCTGGCCGAAGAACTGGCCGAGGCCATCGCCCAGCCCGCAGAGGCGGAAGGGGTGCGTGACTATCTGGCCGAGTTCGCCGAGGTAGAGATCGAGGCCCGTACCGCAATTGAAGAGCTACTCGCCGCCCTGTCAGCCGTGACCGCCGAGCGGGATAGGCTGCAAAGCCAGCTGGCCGAGACTCAGGCGAATGACCGGACCGCGATGGGATACCTGCACGATGTGCGGCAGCTCGTAGGTGGCTCTGACTTTCCAGAGATGGTTAGGAACGTAGCCCGCATGGTTGACGCGCTGCCGGGGTGCGTTGAGCTTATCGAAGCGCTCAGCCCGATTGAGGGTGATGTGCTCAGAAAGGCCCGCGCCGCCATGGCTGCGAAGGAGGCGTGAATGGAACGGAGCATTGATCCTAACCCTCCAGAAATGTCCATCCGTTGGTACGAGAGCCCGGAGGACGTGCATCGCGCAATGTGGGAGCCGGTGGCGATCGGAGAGGGCATGACATACGACGAACTTCTTGCCGATAGCGAAATCTGCGGCCTAGACGATAACGGCAACGAGGTGGTGATGGAGCCTGGAAGTGACATCGAAGGCATGCGCGCGCAGGGATGCTGGGCCTTTGTGGACACGCTGAGTAGCTGCATCCACGCCTGGGCAGCGCCTGATACTGATAAAGGCCGCGTGCTGCACATGCTGGCTCATGAGATTGGGCACGTCACCGGCACGCCGCATCCAGACGGGTTTCAGGAGGAAATGCGCGCTGAGCAGTTCGGTCGCGTGGCTGCACTGGCCTACGACATGCTGCTCAACAAAGATCGGCCGGAGTGCGCGGCGCCAGAGTGCGGATGTGCCGATGCATTCTGCATGGCGTGGCCGGACGACTGACACTCTGACCCCGCGTCAGGTATCTCCCACCCTAACCCCACCCAAACACACAGCCTGCCGGCGAGAGTCGGCGGGGAAGGAGTTCGTATGTCTGCAGATAATCGCAAGCCGTTGAGATTCAACGAAGAGATGACAGCGGCTCTCGTGGCTGGCATCAAGACCGTCACCCGGAGGCCGATCAGGCCGCAACCGGAAACAACCGAGAGCTACCTCCGGGCAAGTGGCGCATGGGTTGAAGGGCTGACGCTGGCACAACACGTCAACAATGCGTGGCGGGCTGGCTTCGTAAACGTGGACTGCCCGTATGGCGAGCCAGGCGACCAGATTCGAGTGCCAGGCGACCACGGGCTGGTAGTTGAAATCGTCGACATACGAATCGAACGGCTCCACGACATAACCGAAGAACAGGCAAGGGCCGAGGGCATCACCGACGGCGGCTGCTGCAGCTGCGGCAACAGTGAGCCGTGCGGGTGCGCAAGCCCAGCGCCATCAGCCGCTGATTCGTTCTTCTGGCTGTGGGATTCGATCTACGGCGACATGGCCTCGAACCCATGGGTATGGGTTATCGAGTTCAAGCGGATAGCCGCGCAAGAAGCCGCCTAACCCCACACGCAGCAGGAGATAGACATGCACACAGAGAAGGCGATAGCAGAGTTCGAGGCGTGGTGGGACAGGCAGCCTCACCGCGAGCAGTTCGAGGACGTGAAGG